AATTAAATAGAATATCAAACTTAGAAAAAAAACTTATTGATCAAGATTTAAGAGGTTATGATCATTATGTTTTTATTGACGGTAATCGAAAAGCTCAACTTATAACTAATGGCAAATGGGTTACAGAATTTATTAGAACTGCTGTGATAAAACACAACGCTTTAGTATGTGAAGTTTTAAGTATGCGTGAAGAAGATTTTTCAGAACAAGAACTTAAGGACTTTGAGGACGGCTTGCTTTCATAATTTTTTCTATCTGTTTCATAACCATAAACTGATGAAATAGAAATAATAATTTATTTATTCCTTTTGCTTTAATTATTTTTTCTTCAACCATTCTTCTTGACTCTTGTTCAGCTAAACGTGCCAATGCTGAAGATAATACGGTGTCAATTTTAGCTTGGTTTCTTACTAAGTCACAACAAAATGCTTTTATTTTATCAATATCATTACATTTCATTATCTCTCTACACCTTAATTCTGTAGAAAGTTCCACTTCAGCTGGAGGTGATTCAAATATTATTTGAAAAAAAGTATCTTTCATTTTGGTAAAGATGATACAGGTCTACCTGGAAACAGTTGTTCTTCTAAAAAATCAACCGCTTGGTCATCAAGATTATTTGAGGTTTGCTTACAAATGGCTCGCAATAGATCCACTACTAACTGCTTACAGGCTGACGTAGAAAGAAACTTTAGTAGTAAAGGTTTTAAAATCTTAAGCATCTTATTTATGTGTTACTTCCCAAACATAGCTAAATTGCTAATATATAACAAGAGTTATTGCTTTTTATGGCTGACGATAAAAAAAATGTTCTCCAAAAATTAAAAGAAGGTTTAGATGATAAAGAAGAGCAATTAGCAATTATTAGTTTATTTGTCAGATTAGGTGTTGTCGTTTGGAGTGGATTTATAGTTACTCTCAACTACATCTCAATACCCGGATACAGTTCAGAACCGAAAGACATCACGTTTCCTGCTTCGCTTCTAACGGGAGCGCTGGCAACATTTGGTTTAGAGGGATCTAAAAAAAGTAGTAAGAAAGACGACAAGGTTGCGATGGAAGATGGTATGGTTCAGACTAT